AATCCAGACAGAATTCCTAACAGACTCCCTGACAGAGTCCCCGACAGAATTTGCTACAGAATTCCTAGCAGAAATCCAGGCAGAATTCCTAACAGACTCCCTGACAGAGTCCCCGACAGAATTCCAGACAGCTTCCCTGTCAGAAATCCAGACAGTTTCCCCGACAGAATCCATGACAGGTCTGACAGGGTCGCCGACGGCAACCGCAATCGCTTTCCCAATCGCGTCTTTGGTAGTTTTTTTATTTAAACAAATTGCTCTTGTTAGCCCCTGAGAAAAAGGCGATCCACACCAAACTATTTTTTTTGGCGGCTCCAGGCCTGCGTATAAATAACAATCGTTTATTGCCTTTTCAGCTTTTTCTCTATTTGCTGGCTCAGTAGACAATCCTATGTCCGTCCATTTTTTAACATATAATGGGAATTTAGCTTCTTGTTCCTTTGTTAGTTTATTAACCATTAGTCTGCCACCCATCTTATTTGAGTGGGAGAATATTCTCGCTGCCGAATTACCTGATAATTTCCAATCGGTAATTCAATTGCGGAATGCTCTTCATGGGTTAATTTAACCGGCATTAATATGGTTAGAAAAAAAGCATTATCCTTTTTCATTAACAAAGCATTTATACTTTTAATCACATGACGATGGCCGGTAGCTTCCCCCAAGGCTAAAACAAGACACCCCTTTTTTGATTCGCCTTCAATTGCATATATTTCTTCGCAGTTATCTGGAACAGCGTCTATCTTTTTTATTAAAATATCCCCTTGTCTATATTGCATAATATTTTCCTTTTATTTTGTTTGTTAAAATAAACTAAAGCGTTTTTCCTTTTTGTCTGTCGATTATTGCTTTATCAAATAAAACCAACTCACCGTGAACATAATCTACCACGGGAACGTCTACGCCATTTATACACTTAACCAGCATATATTTGTCGCCAATACAAATAAGAGATAATTTCATATAGCCTCCATTTATTTAATGAACGATATTGCTATTAATTTCTTGATCACTTAAAAACTGCCTTATTCTATTCATTTCTTCGCTTAAGCTATCCCTTCTTTTAACCAGGTTAATAATGTTAAGCTCAATCTCAGCAACTGAGGCGGCAATAGAAATAAGCGACGCAGAGTTCTCGATAATTTTTTTATCACTAGAATTTTTAATGCAATGAATAGAAAAATTGGCAACTGAATTAACTAACTCGCACATAGTTTCAATGTGTTTTTCTACATCAAGATTTTCATCATTGTCTTTCATTTTATATCTCCTTTATTTGGTGGCAACAGGCCAAGTAATTACGGCTATCTCTATACCTGTTCAGACGCTAGAGTAGGGTAGCGCTATTTATGTCCCCTGCGTGTCTATCCACGCCGCTGTTGCCGTGTTAATTAAGCCCTCGCCCCGTTAACTGACTTCTGGCGTGGGCGCAATCCTGTTGACTTTGGACTTTTTTCCCATACCGTTATTGTTGGCTGTTCCTCTTCTTTTTTTAAAAGAATTGCTATTTTATAAACGCGTTGCTCACCCTGGGCAACAATTCTTTTTTTCTTAATAAGTTGAGCAACAATGCTATAAACCTGCTGGCGAGACAAAACAATCCCTTCCATTTTATAATATGCAATCAATATATCATCGACACTGATTTCCTCCTTGATTTTAAACAACGACATAATAAAATTATACCGTTTACTAGTTTGAGAGACTTTATCTTTTTTAAGATGTTTTCTAAGATCTTCAGGCAAATCATCAGATACTTCAAAAAGATTGTGCCCAAGTATATGTTTTTTATTTTCTTTCATGTTTTTTCTCCTTAATTAAAATGGCAGATCATCGCTAAAGTCATCAACTTCCTGACTTACTTTGGTAGAAGCAGGCGCAAAGTCTTGTGGCTTGTCACGGGGAATATAGTCAACAACCTCAAGCTTTGTTCGCTTCTCTCCTTCTTTGTTTTCATAATTCACGGCTTTAAATTTTGCCTCACCACTCATGCCAGAGAAATCACGATCATTTTCTGTATTGATAAGATCAGCCCTGCCCACGGATTCCCAAAAATGTTTTCTTTTGTAATACATGCTTGCTGCTGCGGTGTCGGCAATATAATCTATTGATTTAACGTTTTTGCCGCTACATAAAACATCAAGCGTCAAAACCTTCATATTATTGCCAGCCTTAGAAACCGATGACTTGCATTCTGAAACACGGAACGAATATACGCCGTCTTCCAGGACATAGTTCATGTCTATTTCTTGCGCCTGTTTGTCACTGCTTATTTTCCAACCCATAAATTTTCCTCTTGTTGCGACTGATAAGAATCAATCTTTCTGGTTAAAATAGCGATCTCTTTATTGAGCCGCTGTGCTTGAATAATCCGTTTATTTCTATCCCTAAGCATATCAATTAACGGCTTCTCTTCCGGCATCAGCCTCAATGCCAGTTTATCTAAAAAAGACATCTTTCTTTCTGTTAACGATCTTTCCATTATGACCCCCACATAGTTTAAAAATAGCAACTGCCATAGCAGCCAGTGAAATTAAAACCAATATTGAATGCATTATTTAATCTCCATCCTTTTTGCCTGTTCCAGTTTAGCGCCAGGGACGGTTACATTGGCCTTTAATGCGGCTTTGATAGCGGCATTATCAACCACTTCTTCTTGACGGTAATATCGATATATGCCAGGCACTTGCTCTTCATCAAAAATCACAAGCTTCTCAGGATTATTCTTAATCTTGATATCAAACTCATCGTGTTTAATCGCCGCCATACCCATGCCTTGCATGGCTGATTTAAGATATTCCCTAAGCCGTTCCGCATGAGCTGCAACCCTGTCTTTACGAGTCTTCATGTTGTTAATGGCCTCTTCAATAGCCGCTTTATCTGCCTCCAGGTTTTTGATATAAGCCGCCACATTGATTGCCTTGTCTTTAAACTCACCCTGAATGCCTTCCAGCGTGTCTTTAATGGCCTCTTCGGGCATTTCATCCATCAAGCTTAGCTCGTTAAGGGCCGTAAAATACTCGTCTTTTATTTGATATAGGTTCATGCTGCTTCTCCGTGATCATGATTGCCGTAATACTCTGCAAGGCGCTCTTTCACCATTTGTAGGTCATTATCAATATATAGACTGTCAAATAACCCCATGGGTGATTTTGCTATACGCAAACCATCATTGTCCGTTAAAAACATATACTTTCTTTCCACCACCAACGTATGCAATACAAGCGTAAACATGCCCTCAAAAGTAATTTTTTCGTCCAGCATCTTGCCTATGGTTTTGCATTTTGAGTATCCCTGTGAATCATACTCAGAATGGGATAACACAAAACAATCCAGGCTATCTCTACAGGCAATTAGCTCGTTGGCAATTGACCATGCATTGTGACCAATCTCTGTAAACTTGCCAAAACCCGTTTCTTTTGCGCGCCGCATAAACTCGTTGCACATCACATACTGAAAATCATCAATAATTAGCGTCTTAATATCCGGTCGCTTAGCATTTATCAGCCTAATAACCCGAACCAAAGAGGAATAACTGTCCGAAGCATAATAATTCCCCGTTGCGCCATCAGAAGAAAGCTTTTTATAGTTTTCTCTGTACCCCCTAAAAGGCAGCGGCTTGTCAATTATGTTGATAATAAATGTTTCTTTTGGGTCAAGCTTATGGATAGACGTGCTTTTCCCTGTTCCTGATTCGCCAATAATTAGTGATACGTTTGCCATTATGCTTTTTCCTCCTGCTCTTGAATTTTTTCGTATATCTCCTGTCGATGGACAGAAACGTTGGGTGGGGCAATGACGCCGATCTTGGCTTGACCTTTATACGGTTGAGTGCTGCCCAAATAAACAATGGTTATGTCATTACCAATTTTTATTTGTTGACCTTTCTTCCTTCCAAGTATTAACATGCTCTTAATTCTCCGTTTTGTTTGTTAATCATTTGATAATATAACTGTACACTATGTACGTGGCAATAGCAATACATTGTGTTGAGTTTTTTATAAATTTAATCAAAAAAGGAAAGTGAAATGAAAAGAAGCGTATTAATTGTGGGGCTGCTGGTAGGATGTTTTGGTCTTCAGGGATGCATGGTGGCCGCAATTGGGGCCGGAGTTGGGGCGTGGAAATATGGTAATTCTAAAAAAGTTGCCGCACAGGGAAGCTCTTATAACGAATACTTGTTGGGGATGGAAGAAATTAACTTGAAGCGAAGTGCTGCTGGGCTGAGGCCAGAATATATTATGAGCCAAGACCAGTATATAGGGAAAACCAAGCAATAAAAAAGGGGGGCAATGCCCCCCAATTATTTTTAGTTATCTCCTCAACCTTGGTTTTGACATTGTATAAACCACCACGCCTATGATCTCAATATCATCATTGAGCGGCGTAATTGGTAGGCGAGAATCTACCCCAGTCAATAGAATTTCTTGTCCATCCTGCTGATATTGGCGGAATCTAAAATCCATTGGGCCAAATTTTGCCAAAACAAAATCACCTGATTTCAAGGGCTTATCATTGGCAACGTCAACAATAGCAATGTCGCCGCACGATAGCCCCCTTTCTGGGACTTGCATGTCGGTTAACGCATTGTTGGTAATTTCCAATGAGAAGGTGCTTTTACTTAAATCATTATAATCAGGGAAACTCATCACTTTATGATCTCCTTTTAAGACTGGATAAGCTAGCCAAGGTTCAATCTCGCTAGCAGTCAAACAAGGAATAATCATATCATTTATTTTAGAAGAAATTTCGTCTAATTTTGTAGTCATTTCGCCATTCATGCACTCCCCATATGCCAACCACCCAGGGGTTACCCCTATCGCTTTGGCAATTTTTTGCAAATAATAATTATTTATATGTCTTTTGCACGTAAGGTAGTGACTTACTTGGCTGGTCGTTATGCCAACCCGAGAAGCAAGGTCAAGGTAGGTAAAATGAAGCTCACTCATTCTTTCACGAAGTCTGCGGGCAATTTCAATTTGAATCAGTTTTTTTGAATTTTCCATAATAAATAAATCGTACAGGATGTAAGTGGTGTTTACAACAATTTTGTTATATCTGCTTCTAAGCGATTGCGAAAAGATGTAACATAGTGTAAATTTCTTGAATGAATTTATTTGAATATGTCGATCAATTCCCCAAACACATGCGTCCAAACATTAAAAGAGCCTTAGCCGAAGCGCTTGGAGTCTCTGTTTCTATGATTGATTCTGTTCGTTGGGGGCGCAGAAATTTCCATCCACGCCATGCGCGCGCCTTGGAGAAGTTCACCCGCGGCCAAATAAGCCGTGTCGATCAGTTTCCAGATATTTTCAAGAAGTAACACATGTCAGTCTCGGGGGTTTCATGGACGGCATCATTTACCCCGGGGCTGACTCCCTTTTAAAAGGATTGACAGCTTGCCCTACAAGATTAATGACGAAGAAATAAAGATCCTGAGGGGTAAGCCACACATAGCCAGGCTTGTATATTACGAAATGCGCTCTGTTATGGACTTTGAGACAGGCGTTGTTGGGAGATACAGAAGAATCTCTGAAAGGTTCTTTATTGAGTCGCTCGAAGTAGAAAGTTCAAACGGTATTCAGGGGTCGAAACCGACTAGAGGACAGATAAGAGCGGCGCTAAAAACCCTTGAAAAAATAGGGTTAATTGAGCCTCTAGGGGGGTATTGTTTTTTGCTTAAAATAGCCACAAGGGATGACCAGGCGAGAAATAAACTGAGCCAGATCTCAACCAGATCTGAACCAGAAAAAAAACATGATATTTCTTTTGAATTCAATGACATACAGTGTACAGAAAATAACATCTCAGCCAGAACTGAGCCAGATCTCAACCCACCTCCGGTAATACCGGAAGAACCGGTATATAAACATAAAAAACATTATCGTCCAAAACAGCTTGATTCACCTGACGGTGAACGACTGTTTCAAGAATTTTGGAATCTTTATCCAAGGAAGGAAGCGAAGAAGAAAACGTTGTTGGCATGGAAAAGCAAAAAGCTTGCCAAGCAGTGGGATGAGATCCGCGCCGATCTCGAAAGCCGTGAATGGCCTGACAATGCCCAATTCATCATGCTGCCCACAACCTATCTGAACGGGGAGCGTTGGAAGGATAGTGTTGCACAAAGGGCGGAGGAAGACGCTGCTGAGCAAGAGATGATGGAGCGATTAAGTAAAAAGTTGGAGGGGAAGAAATGGGATTAGCCGAATATCGGTATCAGTTTGACTGGCTTTGCGAAATATTTGCCAGAAAAAAGCCGCCAGCCAAGTGGGTTGAGATGTATATGGGGATCTTGACCGAGTTTCCGATTGGTGCCGTTGAGACAGCGATTGCCAGTGTTGCCAAATCGTCCAAATCCTTTCCTTCCGCTGCCGAAGTAGAGGCGGCCTGTGTCCTTGCTAGAAACAATCTTCGGTCAACTTCGCCCAGCGCACGAAATCAGCTTCCGTGCGAATATCGCGACCCCAAAGAATCCAAAGCATCCAAAAGTTTGTGCACAAAGTTCGCGGACGATAATGACGCCACCTATTCGCGCCTACAGTTTCATGCCGTGTATTGCTCGTGGCATGGGCAGCTAGCGTATGCAAAGCTATTTCCACAAAGCACGACCGCCGATTCAGCTAGGGCTATTTTGACCACAGCGAAGAAAGAGGTGGCCGGAATACCCCAAGACATGCCTTTAAACGTCACCAGTATGGCCCAGGCAGCACGATCAGTGCTAAAGGCAGGCTAGGGTAGCGGCAAGAAATCAGCGTGCCGTAAAACGCTTTAAATCGCATTTAAATGATATTGTATTAAAATTAAACAGAAGGGGGAAATGATGGCAAGCAAAAAAGAACTGGAAGAGAAAATCACCGGTTTAGAAAAACAGCTTGAAAAGCTGGATCTTAAATATGTTTCGTTGTTTTACGATATATCTCGTTTGCAGAATGATCTTAGGAGATTATGGGAAGCCAGCCTTACCTACACAAAATAATCTATTTGAGCTTATTTTTAATCACCTCGGTTTAAGACCGGATGATTCGTTAAAACTAATCAAAAAAGGGGAAGAAGAATGAAAGAGGGCAGTCCAATAACGCTAGATGAGTTTTTTGAACATCTAAAACAATCGGTTCGCAAACCAGGCAAGCCAGACAAAAATGAAACGCAATTCTTCATGAAAAAAGATTTGTATGGTCGTCCCTCAGTTTATTTTCAAGACCATGAGGGGGAGATTCAGCAGATCCTTTATTTTGAGAGAGATGAAAGCGGGCGGTTCAGGGTGAAACTCATTTGCCTGGAATATGCCGACGAAAGCACAAAGGAACAATTTTCTTTGACGCCGGATGACGATTATGTATTCAACAGTGTTTTCGGGGGCAAACCCTGGTTGTAAGTATTTTGAACGAGATGCCCCTTACCCCTTCTGATTTCTTCTTTGTATGAGGATATGATAGTGGTTGTTGGGCCAACGGGAGTTGAGTAATGAGTAAATATACACAATTTGCGGAACGGATGACACGGCTTGAGGAGCGCGCAGACCGCCAAGAAAATCAAATAGAGCTGTTATTTGAACAAAATAAAATGCTTAGGGAATATCTGGGTGTTTGTATTGCTTCAAAGCCTTTATTTCAGACCATTTTGGGCCCAGTGGTAATGGAGCGGGTCATAGAGGAAAGGGGTGTCAGTAAGATTGGCGCAATCATGGAGTTTCTTGAGGCTGAGTTCCACACAGAGCCCGCTTGCGATGAAAAGCTAACGGTGAGGGTCAAAAAAAATGGCAAGTAAAGATTTTGTTAAAAATAGATTGGATTTTTTAGAGCATCGCACAACATCGTTGATGAACATGATAGATGCTATGTGTCGTTCAATGCGCAGAGATTTTAAAATAATGGAAAAGGATGGCGAAAAATTTATTGTTTGGGAGGAGGTTAAAAATGAAGATTGAGATGGGGTTGTTTGGATTTTTAACCGCAATGCTTGTAATACTGAAGGCTTGCGGAGTGATTGCGTGCTCATGGTGGTGGGTGTTCTCGCCATTATGGTTACCTTTTGCTATTTGGCTTTGTGCGGGATGTGCGTTGATAGTTTTTTATGGGGTGCTTTTCACCCTGAGAATACTTTTTGACTGGTTTATTAAAAACCGATGATTAAAGTATTACAGGAAGAGTTCCCATTTATTGATGAGCCAGAACAGCGGCTCATTAGTGCTATTATTTTTCAAGCCGTTTTGGACGGGTGTAAGACACGACAGATTGATTATAATGATGAGATATTAGCGGATGGGAATGGCAATAAGGAAGCGGCTAGGCATTGGTTTATTTGCCCGACATCATCATTTCCAATTTATTGCGAACTGGCTGGATTTGATACGGATACAGTGCGCAAACATGCGTTGATGGCATTTGAAAAATATGATGCTAATCCAGTCAACAGGGAGTCACGGCTAAATGAAAAATAAATTTAATGCAAAAAAATGCGAGGCGGATGGCTATAGTTTTGATTCAAAAAAAGAAATGAATTATTACCTAAGCCATTTAAAACCACGCCTACAAAGCGGTGAAATATCTGACCTGGAATTGCAGCCTTGTTATACGTTGCATCCAGGATTTAAGGATTTTCTTGGACGCAAAAGAATTGCAATAACTTATACGCCTGATTTCAAATATTATGATAAAGTTGATAAGCAATGGGTGATTGTTGATGTGAAGGGATTTCGTACGGATGTTTATAAGATTAAGCTCAAGCTTTTTTTAAAACTGTTGCCAGAAAATACCATTTTTATTGAGGCGTAGATATGAACGATGAAGTAAATCATCCCGAACATTATACATCATCTAGCGCGGTATGCAGTTCGTGCGGACATGGCATAGAATGTATTGATATTACAAGGCACCTGTCTTTCAATATCGGCAACGCCATAAAATACATCTGGCGGCATGAAAAGAAAGACGGTATTAAATCGCTCAAAAAGGCTATTTGGTATTTGAATGATCAAATTAAATTATTAGGGGGAGGCAGTGTTTCCAATGATGACAACTAAGGTTATAACAATAACTGAAAAAAATGCGCACGGCACAGCGTCGCACAGTGACATTGATTTTGCGGTTGATCCGTGGACAATGACGATTGTTGGTGTATTGGCTGGGGTGTTATTGGTTAGGTGGTTAGTGAAATGAGTTTAAAAAATTTATAGGGGCATAAAATGATTGATTGGATTGACGTTAAAGACAGGTTGCCAGTCGCTGGGGATGGTAAGAAATATTTGGTTACTTATCAAACATATTATTCGCGCGCCCTTGAACGCTTCATATGCCGCAAAGAGCAGCAATTTGAGCTTTTGGAGTATGGCGTGGAGCATGGGGGTGTTAATTCTAAGTGGACTTTGTCTGGGGATGAATTTTTTGCAACCCATTGGGCTGAGATCAATAGCCCACAAGAGCAAACACTTGCAGATAAGCCAATTAATGATTCCTTTCGGACATTTGTCAAATTTGGATCATCGGTTCCATCTTTTGAAATTCCTGAAGATCCGGTTGACAAAGAGCTGACCAAAGAAATTGATGAGGCGATCAATAAGGCTGCTGATAGTATTAGTAAATCGGTTAAGAAGGCTTGGAAGAAGGTATTTGGGTGAATAAATATATAAGAAAACCCGTCGCTGTCGAGGCGTTTCAATGGAAGGGCGATGTAAATGATTTTCCTGACGAGCGCGATTTTATCATATGCAGCAAAGGCCACGTTTCTTATCATCCAATCACTGGTCTGCCCATTCGGCAAGAGGACGTGGCGTGGATAAGTACGCCGCATGGTATGCAAAGGATTTATTGTGGTGACTGGGTTATAAGAGATGCGGATGGTGATTGGTCTGTCTGCAAAGATCATTTTGACGCGCTGTATGAGCCTGTTTTATGATAAAAAGATATTGTTGGAGCAGAATACATGAAAGAGAAGTACCCCTCCGGTCAACCCTGTGATAATTATAGAGCAAGCATATGCTCATGGGAATTAGAATTTTCGTTTCTGACTCGTGAGCAATGCCTGAAATTTATTAATTTGTGGCTAACTGAGTTTTTGCCGCCAACCAAGATTACGTATCAAGAAAACTCGGACGACACGCATAGTGTATTGATTGAGAACGGTGGCTGGGCGCATAATCTAACGCGATTAGCTGAGCTATTAGAATTGTGTGATTACAATGCCGGCTGTGAATGAGATTGTATATCATTGCAAGAAATGTGGTGCTTTGACCAGGTGGCAGTGCTATTTATTTGGAAAATATTTTAAGTGTAAGATTTGCTGGAGAAATCTTTCAAATAACTATGCCGCGAGATCTCCGCGGCAATTTGAAAGAATAATGAAACATATGGATTCTTTTGACTTCAAGCAAAGCCCAGCAGAATATACGATTGATGAGCTGAAAAATGATATTTCTGACCCATTTAATGATTAATTACTTGATTGTATAAAGTATATTTGGTATGATGTGGACTTCATGTTGAAATCATAGTAAAAGGCCTCGCCCGCTGCTGTTAATTATATTGCTGATTATCGGAAATATGGTTGCAGTACGGCGGGGTTGTCTCTTGCAAAAACATTCATTCTGGCCGGTGCTTGAGTGAATATCAAGGGTTGGGAGCACCCGACCGACACTGTCTGGCCTTGGCGCATACCAGGGTCAGCGGGGTTTCTTTCATATACCTTTAGTGTATAGCGAATATTCGGGGTCGTTTAGGCGGCTCTAGCTTATCTGGGACTAGCTCAATCTGGTGGAGCGCCTGCTTTGGGAGCAGGAGGCTGTGGGTTCAAATCCTACGTCCTAGACCATTTTCAATTATTTGCCTTTCTGCCAGGCTTGTCTGGTTTAAATGACTCTAATGAGTCGCCAACGATGATCCATAATCTGTCCGATATTTTGTAGCCCTCCAAAGCTTTGGTTTGACACAAATAACGCATGTGTGAATGAGAATACATGCGGCCCGTCTTGTTTTTTAGATAGTCAATTGCGCTGCTTATTGTGTAGTGCTTGCTCATTCTGTTCGCCCAATTAATTCTTTTATTTGATCACATAGAGACAAAATGGCTTGCTCTCTTTTTTGTTTGTTTGAATCTTGCTCGAGACGGGGTTTAATTATTAGTTCAACTTGCCACAGCAATTCCTTAACTACCTCTGCGTATTTTTCAAAACGACAATTTTCGTTTGCTGCAGATATTTCGTTTTTCGCCCACTGCACAGATTCGTTTATTTTTTTAAGCGCGTTTAGATACTGTTCTTCTTTTGTCATTTTCTTCTCCCCGGTGTTTGTGCTTCTGCCTTTTACAATTGAGTCACCAAATTGCCATTTTACAATTGGGCCACCAATTTGCCATTTTTCAACTAGGTCTAAAAAACGTTTTGTTTCTGTCATTATCTATCATCCTCTAACTGCTCATAATATTCTTGACATTTTTCATCGTCAATATTGTGACAGAACTCATCAAAAAAGCCTTCGTGGCCGCAATTTGGGCAGTTGTAAAAGCTTTCTAATTTGTTGCCGTTCATCATAACGACTTGCCCGTCTTCGTTAGTTAAAAAGACATTCCCGCTGTTGATGTTCATTGCCGCAACCATCGTTGAATCATCAAAATCCTTTGGTATCCCCTGAGTTTCACATGCCGCCAATAATTCCATTAGCATACCTTTTTCTCTGTTGCCGAATCTAGATAGATCTGTTTTGACTATTTCGTTTTGCTCGTTATGCATTTTTATTTCTCCGTTTAATTGCCCCCGAGTTAACGGGATATTGATTTAATTGAACAGCATTATTATTTGTTGTCCCGCGTAAAAAATATATGCGAGCGACAATATTCCATAGCTAAAACTTGTGAATTTTCCGTCAGATCGAACGGCTAATGTAATTGATAGATTGACAATCATCAGCGAAACGAGAATGTTAAATATTGCATCAATCATAATATTAAATTCCTTTTTTATTTAGCTTATTTAACAGTATCTATTGAAAACGATTTCTGAGCATGATTTTAGTTCTTGCTCGTAAATATCAGAATTTATATAGCCGTCCTCATCTGTCCAGAGTTGTTGACGTTCATTCATTAGATTTTCGAGCTCAGCATTCATTTCAGATAATTGGCTTTTTGTATATCCCGAGGTGTTGTCTTGTGTAAACATTTTAAATCTCCTTTTGTTGTTACAGTCGTGATTGACTGTATGAATGAATAATAGTTGATATCGATTATATTGTCAATCATTTATTTCAATTATTTTCATTTATTTTGAAAAATATCTTGCATGTTAATAAATTATGAGATAAATATCATTTATTGGTGAATAACAGCAGGCTTAATGATGATTGTTTGTGAAAAATGCAAGGGGAATGGAAAAAGATTGGGCATTGGTCAGATACTGATTGATTGTAAAGCGTGCGAGGGAAGCGGACAGATAGAGAAAATTGTTGCTGTTGATAATGACAATGAAAAATTTACGGGCACTATTATTATTGATGATCCCAATTCACCCGCGATTAAAGCTAAGACTAAAATTCCAGATGATTTTGATGTTAATGAGATTATTGAGCAAGCTAAAGCAAAGTATTCTAAGTCACAAACGAAGCGTATTGCTGAGCAGAAGAAACAGCGTGGACGCAAGAGAAAGACTGCTGAGAAGAGCGTGTTTTTTGTATGACACAAATAACGTTCAGTCTAGATGATTTAGCTATATGTCAGAGCTGCGTTGATGATCAAACAGCTGATTGTCTGTATTGCAATAATACGCGAAGTGCAACCACTGCTGACAGAATAAATAACGGTATAGAGAATGGATGTATAAGAATTACACAATGGATTGGGAATAGACAGATTAAGTGATTTTTATAGATTATTGGTAAATTTATGGCCGCACCTAGAGGAATTGCGCAAAATCCTAAAGGCCGTCCGAAGGGCTGCAGGGATAAGCGTTTGCTATATACTGATATAAAACAGTTATTAATTGATAAAAAGTTCGATCCTGCGGCGGCTTTGGTTGAGCTTGCGCAGAATAGTAAGGACGAATCTATAAGAATCAAAGCGATGACTGAGCTATCTCGCAAATATCTCCCGGATCTCAAAGCTGTCGAGCATAAAATGGATGACAATCAGCTTAAGTCATTGATTGAATTGAAGAAAAAAATGCTTGGCGTGCAAGAGAGGCACATTAACGATTTCTGAGAATTTGCTAATAATATATAAATTAGCAAGCATGAAGAGAGCCGTCTTTATCTAAGTCATTGATTGTATTGGATAAATATAATTGATGCCGGTAATATCTATTATCGGAAGTATCAGGTCACGGTTTTATTTGATTTGATTTCAGGGGGGGTGGGCAGGGGGTATACCCATTTTTTTACAGGCCTTTTCATCTAATGAATTTCGCGGCCCCTATCCTAAAAAAATTTCCAAAAAATTTCCAGAAAAGTTTCCTTAAATTATTCTTAAATAAATATTAAATGATCATAACTGGCGTAGAAGAAGACGATGAGTTAGCTGTCATGAAGGCCAAGATGCTGGGATCATTATTATTTTTCACGCAGACATTTTTCAAATTACGCACGGGCAGGGACTTTGCATTAAGTCAGCCTGTATCACGCGAATCACACCACATAACGATCTGTAGGGAGCTCACCCGGGTATTCAGGCTAGAGACCGCTCGCCTATTGATCAACGTGCCGCCAGGCCACTTTAAATCGACGTTATTACAGCATTTTATTGCATGGTGCTGGGCGCATTATCCGGATTGTCAGTTTTTATATTTAAGTTATTCACACGATGAGGCGGCGAAGAATACGGCGATCATTAAGACGATTGTGAGCTTGCCGGAGTATAAGCAATTTTTTGGTGTAGAGGTGGATTCATCGTCATCGGCCAAGGATGACTTTAAGACGAACTTTGGAGGCACGATTAAGGCATTTGGTAGTGGGGGTGCGGTAACGGGTAAGGACGCGGGTTTCCCTCACGCAAATCGCTTCTCAGGGGCATTAATCATGGACGACATGCATAAGCCAGACGAGGTGCATTCTGACACGATTCGGGAGGGGGTTATTCAGAACTATGAGGAAACCATAGCCCAGCGTATACGTGGCCCTAAAGTGGCTCAAATCTTCTTAGGGCAGCGATTACACGAATTGGATTTGGCGCAGTATTTTAAGGATGGTAAGGACGGTCATGAATGGAATCAGGTGGTATTAAAGGGCCTTGACGAGCATGAGAATGCGTTAGATGAGAACGTTAAGACGAGGGGCGAGTTGATCACGATGCGTGAGCGCAGGCCATATGTGTTTGCGTCACAGTATCAGCAGGATCCTCAGCCGGCTGGGGGTGCGATATTCAAAGAGAATTCGTTTGTTTACTTGGATGAAGAGCCAAAGATTTTAGCGACGTTTATTACGGCGGATACGGCTGAGACGGACAAGACGTATAACGACCCGAGTGTATTTTCGTTATGGGGAATTTACAAGATTAATGACACGAACACGCATGACATTGGGGTATATGCCTTGCATTGGATGGAGTGTGTTCAGGGGTGGTGGGAGCCTAAGGACTTGCGTGACCAGTTCATGAAGTTTTATGTGACGTGTTGTCGAAACAGTGTTACGCCGAGATTTGCGGCGATTGAGAAGAAGTCGACGGGTGTGACGTTGTTATCGGTATTGCAGAGCGTTCGTGGGTTACAGACGTGGGAGATTGAGCGGACACGGGCATCGGGATCAAAGACGACACGATTTTTAGAGATACAGGACATAGTGAATCAGAAATTGATTTCGTTCACGGCGGGAGCCAAGCACGCTGAGATGTGTATTAAGCACTGTGCCAAGATTACGGCGAACGACACGCATGCGCACGATGACATAGCGGATACGATGTATGACGCCATTAAGTTAGCGCTGATTGACAAGCACATATTGGTTCAGTTTGAGGAGGAGCCAAGCAATGTTGTTGCTGAGATAGCGGCGAGTTTTAATCGAATTAATAGGATGAGGCAGGGTAGATGAGCAAGGCTAAGAATGAGCAGATAAAAGACAATATTCGTGATTTCCGCATGTATTTTAGGGACAACTATGAGCGATTTAACAACATGCGTAAGTTTGTATGGGAGTCATCGCTTTCTGAGACGGATATTCAGGTCAATAGGGAGTTAGGCAAGCCCACATTAGAGTTTCCTATCCTGCCTGCGCATGTAGCGCGCCAGAGAGGCGAATTCAGCATGCAGGAGCCGAGTATAGAGGTAGGTAGCGAGAACAGCACCAAGAGCGTGGATTTGCGTCTAATGAGCTTTATTGAGGGCAATCTGCGAGAGATACTGTTTGAGTCGAACCGTGACAACATGGCTTATAACGTGTTTACGGATCAGTTAACGGGTGGTTTTAGTGCGATTAAGGTGTATACGGAGTATGCGCACGAGAAGAGCATGGATCAGAACATTCGGTTACGCAGGTGTTACGACCCGACTTTGGTGGGTTTTGACAAGTTGGCTCAGGAGTCGCACAAGGGGGATGGCAAGTATTGTTTTGAGTTATTCCCTCGTCGCAAAGAGGATTTTGAGGCGGAATATGGGACTAAATATACGAAGGACATGAAGTTCACGCGCGACATTGAGGGGTTCAGTTGGTCGTATCGGACGGGCAATGACGACATCCTTTTGATGGGAGATTACTATGAAAAGTCTCGTTTTTATGAAAAAATAGTAAAATTGTCGGACGGCAGCATCATGAGTGAGGACGATTATGAGCTGATGATTGCGTCCTGGTTAGAAATTGTTGCGCCGCCTGTTGTGGTTAAGTCGCGTAAGGCTGAGATGATTAGGATTGTTCGTTATTTGGTGACAGAGACGGGGATTATTGAGCGGCCTGAGAAGACGGATTATGAATATTTGCCGATCATTTTTGTGGACGGTGATTCCATGATGATGCGCTCGAGCACGATGGGCAGTGCATATCAGTTTGCCAAGCCGTATGTGTATCACGCTGTAGGCGCACAGAAGTTGAAGAATTATGCGGGTAACACGTGGGCGAATGAGCTGGAGAACATGGTTCAGCATAAGTTTACGGTGGCTAAGGAAGCGATTCCTGAGCAGTACAAGGATGCGTATATCAACGTTCAGAAGGCATCGTTGTTGGTTTATAACGGTTTCTACAATAACAATCCAAACATTGCGTTAAACGGCCCTCAGCCTGTGCCACGTGTGCCTATGCCCCCTGAGGTAGCGGAAGCGTTTACCATGTCGGACAGCATGGTGCAATCGATTCTGGGCAACTATGACGCGCAGATTGGGGATGTGAGTACGCAGGCCAGTGGTCGGGCGATTCATAACATGGCGATGCAGTCAAACAATGCGTCACGGCCTTATATTGTGAGCTACATGAAGGCGTTGAATCAAGCGGCATTAATTTGCCTGGATTTGATGCCGAAATACTACACGGGCAAGCGTTCGGTACAGATCAAGGACGTATCTGGCAAGCGTTCTGCGGTGATGATTAATGACGATCAAGATCCGAATAGTTTGATGATGGATTTTGACCCTAAGGACATCAATATTAAGGTTGAGGCAGGCGTAAGCTTCCAGATGCAGCAACAGCATGCTTATGAATCAATGGTGAATTTAATGCATGTTTCACCAGTAATTAATGCATTCATGAGTGAAGAGCAGGGTGTTGAAGTATTACTGGATAACATTGACATTCGTGGCATTGACGCATTGAAGCAGGGCATACCGCCGTTCATGCAGAAACAGCAGGCTAAGCAGCAGCAGATGCAGCAGATGCAAATGCAGTTAAACCCTGAGATTACGAAGCAGAAACAATTGGCCTTGGACGCCCAGAAAATACAGTCACAGGCAACCATTGATGCGGCTAAGGTGGGCGTGGCGAAACAAGAGGCGGATACCAAGCAGATATTGGCATTAGCGCAGATAGGTCAGGGTGCAGATCAGCACGATTTAGAGGCGGCCAGGATTGATGCTGAGCAAGCCAGAACATCGGTTGAGATGTTGTCTCAATTAGCGGACATGGATCACGGGCATAAGATGGATATTTTGAGTTTACATCATGATAACGAGCATAAGAGGGAAGAGCGTGAAATTAAGAAAGCCTCGGCAAAAACCAAAGCCAAAGGATCGGATGCTGGACTTAACGAAAAATAAATTAATCATGCTGGCCCATGTTAAGGAGAATTGGAAGTCGGATAAGGATTTAATGCCAACATGCTGCCATGATGCGCCCTTTTGGCATACGCACAAGCTGAAGCGGATGCCTGAATCTCTTCCATGCAATGAGCAGGGTTGTGAGGGCGTTTTAAAGTTCTTCAAGCAGATTGTTGGCGAAACCTTTTCCGCATATGCCGAGCCGATGGGGTGCTATATGAATGAGTTCTTGTGTACAAAATGTGGTGTGGAACATGGTGTCAAATTCGTTGTGAAATTAGAAGCCTGTAAAGGATGAAATCAAAAAGAAATCGGCGAATAAGGCAGTTGCTAAACAGATTGACATTTTGTAATTTAAAAAAAATTACCAAAAAATATCTTGCATCCACTATATTTTAGTATTATATATGGTGAATATAGCCACCTGGAGCTTAGACAGGGCAAGAATTAAACCCAATTATGGGGTAATGAATAATCGAAAACCTATGCGTTAGTTAGGGCATCAGCGTGACGGCGCGATAGTCAAAAAGAGGTTGAATTGTGGAAGAGAATACGTTTGTAGAAAGTCAGAATACTGCGCCAGAGCAGGTTGCTAGCAGCGCACCAGCGCCACAGGTGGAAAATTCCCCTGGCGAGAAGATGGTGCAAATGCCGCAATCGAAGCTTGATGAAATTATTAAGGCCAGAGTAGCCAAAGAACGAGCCAAGTATGAGCAGCACGCTGCCCACCAGGGTTCGGGAATGGGTGGAATGCCTCCGGTAGCCGCGCCAGATCAGATTCGCAAAGCTGTACACGAAGCACTGTCAAGTGAGCGTGAACAAATGCAGCAGCAGCTTAATGAGCAGGGTGCCAGAGAAGTCTTAAATACGTTTCAGTCAAAGCTTGAAGCTGGTAAGGCGAATTATCCTGATTTCGATGAAGTTGTTAACGCACTGCCCTTGGCAAGCATTCCTACGATTGTAGGTCTGGCTAGCCGTGTGGATAATACCGCAGATATTATGTATGATCTTGGTAAAAATCCTCACAAAATTGCTAATTTAGCATATTTATCTCAATTAGACCAAAATGCCCATCAGCAATATGGGGGTCGAATTAAGTCAAATTTAGCTGAGAAAGCGTTTTATCAGTTGGCGGATTCATTAAAAAGAAATGAGTTAGCAAAACAACAAAAGCAAGCAAACGAACCGTTGTCCCAAATTCAGCCATCCCCAACAGGGGCGGACAATGGCAAGCCATCTTATAAAGACTTAAAGCGCATGTATCGCGGATAGTTTAAGAAGCCGTTCTCCGTTCCTAAGAATGAACCGGAGAACGACACATGGCTTTGCCAAACAATGCTTTACAGCAAGTCCAAACCTACCAAGAAAGTCAACTAGCCTACTTAAGCAACTACGGTTGTTTTGTCAGTACGGCGAATACCAAGTTTAAAGATTTTGAGAAGCTGGAAGCCAACTTAGGCTCTAGCGTTACCTTCGATAAACCACCACGTTACGTCACAACCAACACCCTGGTCGCTGACCTCCAGCCATCTACCCAGTTGGTTGAAACGCTTACCGTTAACCAGGCAATGACCGTGTCCTATGCGTTCAGCACACAACAATTTGTGTTCAACGTACACGATTACATGGACAAGTTTGGTAAATCAGCTGTAGAGGAATTTGCCTCTGTCGTTGAAGCTAACGTGGCCCTGAATGCCATTAGTGGTGTTGTTAATGCTGACCCAACCTCCCCTTCCTTTGGTCAGAAAAACACCACTAGTGGCCCCTTCCGTTTCTTTGGCAACGGCACAACCGCTATTAATAGCTTTGGTCAATTAGCCCAGATAAATGCCAATTTCCGCAACTTTGGCGCGCCCAAGGGCATGTTAAAAGTTTATCTGCCAGACACCATTGTGCCTCAGATTGTCAATACTGGTTTGCAACAGTTCGCCACGACCCGCAACAACGAATTGGCCAACTCGTGGGAAATCGGTAATTTCAATAAAGCGGAATATTACGCTTCCAACTTGTTGCCAATTCAATATGCCGGAACCTTGGGGAATGATGCAACAACTTTGACCCTGGTCAGCACAAATGATCCAACGGGCGCAAACGTCACTCAGTTAGTCTTCAGCGGTGCGGGTACTGATTCTGATGCGATTAAGTCTGGCGATATGGCGCAATTCCAAGATGGCGTATCAGGTAAGCCTAATATCCGATTCTTAACCTGGATTGGTCACAAGATTTCCCGTCAGCCCGTTCAATTCCGTGCAACTGCGGACGCATCTTCCAGCGGCGGCAACGTAACTGTAGACATTTATCCGCCTTTATGCTGGCAGTCCGGCAACGCTAACCAGAACTTAAGTCATGCTTTAGAAGCAGGTATGCAGGTTGAGTTTTTACCTGACCACGCTGCGGGCTTAGTAATTGCTGGCGACGCTTTATTCATGGCTATGCCTGCATTACCTGATCAGCCTCCTTACCCAACATCCAACAAATACGATGAAGAGATAGGCATTTCGATTCGTCTTACCTACGGTACATTGTTTGGACAAAACCAACAGGGCTTCATCAATGACGGTATTTGGGGTTCTCAATTAGTTCCCGAATATTCCATGCGTATCGCCTTCCCACTTTCCCAATAAGGAGAAGTTTTAATGTTTGAATCTGTTGTTTTTGGACCAAATTTATATGTAGACAATTTAGCCATTGCCCGCGCAAGTGCCACCACCATTACTGTTGGTGTGGGTGCTTGTCGTGATTCCACCAATACTCAAGACATTGATGTCGACACAACCATTACCATTGACGGTGCTGTTGTTGGCGTTAATGGTATTGATACGGGTGCATTAGCAAACAACACCTGGTATCGCGTGTATTTGATTGCCGATGCGCAGGGTTTTAATCCTGTTAAAGGATTGATTTCTACCAGCGCAACACCTGTGATGCCTTACGGTTATTCGTTGTTAAAACGAGTTGGCTGGATGAAAACCAATGGTTCCGCACAATTCCTGCCTGTTTACATCAGCGGTAATTCCAAAATTAAGTTTTATCAATGGGATACACCTATTGCTGTGCTTTCTGGCGGTTCGGCTACCAGCTTTACAGCGCAAAGCTTGGCAGCAGGTATGCCACCCCAAGCTACACCTGTTTACCTTAATGCGGCATATACCCCTGCATTAGCGGCCAATACAGCTAGTATTCGTCCCACTGGGTCTTCTGCTGCGGCATTAAGCTGTCCGGTTGAGTTGAAAGGCGTTGTCAATACCGTGCCGATTAAGGATTCCATGATCAAGTTCTTGCCTCAATTGGCTACAGGCAATCCTTCCCTGGATTACGTTGTGACTTCAAGCGATGCGTTAACGCTGACTGTTGCTGGGTTTGAGGACTACATCTAGTTATGGCTTATACAACAACGCAGTTAATTACACGTGCCTATTATTTATCAGGTGTTGTGTCGAAGGACTTGCAATCCGTCAGTGGATCACAGCTGACGGAGGGTTTGTTCTTATTAAATGCGTTGTTGGATACCAAAACAGCAAATCAGCGTTTAATCCCCTACTTCAATAAATATGAATTTGATGCGGTAGAGGAACAAGAAAAATATGAAATTCCGAATTTAGTTGAGGCGGAGTGTTTAACGTTCCACATAGGTGATGTGCGTTATTCGATGAAGCCGCAATCGCGTGTTGATTATATGGGTTCAGCGCGTGTGAATAACGTTCAGTCGTTGCCGTATTACTGGCACATTGAACGCACAAAGGACGGTGCAGACCTGTATATGTATTTTGTGCCAAATGCAGACTACCCCTGCGAGTTGTGGGGTAAGTTTAGCTTACAAAATGTGGCGTTAGGGCAAGACCTGTCTGAAACCTATCCCATGTTTTATTTGGAATATTTGAGATATGCGTTAGCTGAGTACATTTGCCAAGAATATAACATCACTTTCCCGCCACAAAATGCGATGAAGTTGAACGAATTTGAGCAAATCATTATTGACATCAGTCCAACCGATTACACCATGCAGAAATTGTCATCCTTGCAATTAGAGAATGGGTTCAATTGGGGAGATGTGAATATTGGTCGTGGTTGGAGACCGAGCTAATGCAGAAAGGACGTTCACCGATATCAAAAGACGTGCCTTTAGAGGTAGCGGGTTCATCAACGTATGGACGTGACCCAAAGATTTTGGCTTGTCGCACATTTAACATGATCATGAGTGACGGGTGGTTTGTTGAGTATGGTGGATTTAAGAGAATTTTAGAATTTGCCGAATCGTCTGGCCGGGGAATATTTTCAAGCACTCCTGGCAACCGAATGATTATTGTTGTTTACAATTTTGTTTATTCAATCACTGCTTCCTCGGCAAACCAGTATTTTGGATCTTTTGTAGGCGAGCTATCCACATTTTATGGTGATGTTTTTATAGATGAAAACAACACCGGTCAAATAGCCATTTGTGATCGGCATCAATTATGGATTTATAAATACAATACGGGTGATTTTATACAGGCTACTTTGCCTGCTGGCGTAATTCCAAACTATGTTTCTCAGCAAAACGGTAGATTTATTGTACCTGATGCTTTAACAAATTTAGTTTATTTGTCAGCCATAGGAGATGGGCTTAATTTCTTTTGGTCAGCAGATGGCAATCCTGTTGCTTTGGCGATACAAACCAAGCCAGATAGGGCTGTCGCCGCAGTAAGAGCGCCTGGAAAAGGTAATCTTTTGTTGGTTATGGGAAAGACCGTAACAGAGCTATGGGTAGATGTTGGGGGCGCATTACTGCCATATCAAAAAAGCACTTCTAGCAATATTGATTACGGCGTATTAAGTGCCGGAACAATTGCCTGCTCTGATAATTTTTGTGCTTGGTTGGGCATAAATGAAAAATCTGGCCCGGTGATTATTGTGTGTAGTGGCACAAATTCTGAAACCATTTCGACGGATGGAATTAATTATAAGTTGTCGCAAGTGGTAGAGCCTGAAAATTCATGTGGTTTCTTTGTAAAGCTGGCCGGACATTTAATTTATCAGCTTACCTTCTATGGTGATAACGATAATTTTAGTTTGATTTATGATTTTACCACGAAGAAGTTTTTTGATGTCAGCAATGAAGAAATGAATTATCACCCTGCCAGAAGGGCTGCGTTTTTTAACAACGATTATTTTTTTGTTAGTTTACGCAGCGGTGATCTATATCAGTTAAGTGCATCCTATTCAGATTATGACTATGGTGATGGGAAAATAAAAGAGATTCCCCGTGTGCGTATTTGCAACAACATTCGCATGCCGGATTCGTCACGATTCATTGTTAATCGACTAACGTTCACCATGGAGCAGGGAACGGATTACACCTACCAACAAACAAATCCCGATTATCAGCCAAGATTAGTATTAAGAAATTCCCGTGATGGTGGGGTTAGTTTTGGTAGTGATAGCGCAAAAGAATACCATGTTGCGGGCTTTAGATTGAATCGTTTTGATTTTTGGAATCAGGGTTCTGCAAACGATTATGTTGCGCAGTTTCGGTTTTATGGGCGTGGCCCATGGAAATGTAATAACGGTCTAGCGAGTATTTACCAATGAGAGTGCCTACCTATACCGCCGAGATGGATCAGCAGCTTTACCACGATGTATTAAACCAGCAGTTACAGCAAAACGTTTCTCAGGATGGTTTTGTCATGCCAAGCCGGACAACCGCAGATATTGCAGCAATCGCCAGTGCTGATAATACGAATGGTCGGCCAGATGGTGCCATGTGGTACGACCAAGATTTAAAAAAGTTAGTAACAAAACAAGATGGTGTCGTTGTGCAAGTAAATACTTCGCCATTATAAATTAGTGATTCCGTGAGGTAGAAATGGCCAGCAATCCAGCCAATGCGGCAATGCCGTATTTACAACAAGTACCCGATACCATTACGCCGTATTACCAGCCATATATTGATGCAGGTACACAGTCTTTAGGTACGCTGCAAGATCAGTATAACACTTTGCTGACTAATCCACAGGCCATCATGCAAATGCTGGGCGGCAGTTATCAGCAATCGCCTGGCTATCAATACGACTACAACCAATCTCAGAATGCTGCCATGAATGCGGCGGCTGCGGGTGGTTATGTGGGAACTCCTGCCAATCAGAACGAGGCGGCAAACGCTGCCTATGGCGTTAGTAACCAAGACTATTGGAATTATGTAAATCATATGACGGGTTTATATAACACAGGATTAGAGGGCGAGCAGGGCCTAAATCAAATGGGTTATGGCGCATCAAATTCATTAGCACAGGCATTAGGACAAAACCTCAACACTGAGGCCGGATTAGCTTATGCGGGACAGGCTAACCAGAACAAGATGAATCAAGCCTCCATGAATGCTTTAGCTCAGGCGTTAGGTGCTGCGGGTTCAGCAGCCATGATGTTTATATAAGGTATAGATATGCAGCAAATTAGTCCAGGTGCATGGCAAGTTGATGATTATTCTCCTTATTCAGGGTTAGCGCAATCGCTGGCTCAAGGCATGAAGTTAGGTGCAATGCCAAGACAAATGAAGCAGGAAAGCCAGCAGCGCGAGCTTCAGAACGCTTTGTCTAAAATACTTGTCCAGTATGCACCACAGAATGCTGAGGCTGACCTACAGGGCAAAATGCTTGGAAACTCTTTGAAGCAAAACGAGGTTAATTATGCACCCCAAATGAGTCAGGCGACATTGGCGGAATTATTGGCAAGCACTCAAGGCAAGCAAATAGCCAATCAATATGCGCCACTGGATGAGGCCATTAAAATTCAAATGGCGCAACAAAAAAGCGATAGGTTTGGGGACGCCTATCAATTATCGGTTGCATTAAAAAACATGGATCCTGCTACACGTGCGCTATGGATATCGCAAAATCAGCAAGAATATACCGATATGGTAAATACTATGGCGCAGAAAGCCTCTGCCGGAGCGACTCAGGGGACAGACAAGAACGATTTGCTTGGCAGCATGATTGGTAAATATTTCCCTCAAGCGGCACAGGGTCAAAATGCTCCACCGCCTACAGGCAATCTTCCGATAAGCCCCAAGCAAATAGAGGCGCTTAAGCAAGCCATGCAGCAACCTGGAGGCCAACAAATGCCAGCACAGGGGCAGCCAAATCAAGGATTCCAATCAAGTCCTGAGCAAGTTCAAGCTCTAGGCCAAGCGTCATTGATGGCCGCTAATAATAAGCTAACAACTGCTGCCACACGCCGCCAAATGGAAGGCGCTATCCAGGTTGAAGACATTATTAATGATCCCGGCCTGCAATCTAAGGCTGTTAGTGCGGCTCAATATGCTGGGGCTGCGGGTAAAGGGGACGCGGCATTAGCTGCCCTATCTCAAAAAAATCCACAAGCCTACGAGGATTATCTTTCATTTGTAAATCAAGACATGGTTTTACTACAGAATCGCATAAAAACTCTTGATCAAATGGGGGCAACGGATTCTCAGCGTGAAGAGTTGCAGGGTCTGTATAAAAAGACCATGGATTCTCTCACCTCTAATCCAGAACAATTTATAACCCAATTCAATAACTTAGGAAAGTCATTAAACAGGATAGCGAGCTCTGTACAAAAGTCAGCCACACCACTAGGAAGCAATAACAGGCTTCAAGGATTCAATCCAATCGGCACGGGTAAGGCACGTACTTACAATCCAGCTACAGGGGAATTGGAATAATGCAGCAAATAAATATTCCTGGTGTAGGCCCTGTTAATTTTCCTCAAAGCATGTCCGATGCAGAAATTAAAGAGGCTATCCAGACAAAAATACTGCCAAAGCATGGCATGTCCGCCCCTCAATCCATGGAAAGTGTTCCACGTGGAACAAATACCGATGTTTTGTCCCAGATAGGTCGGTATGGTAAGGATTCGGCCAATACCTTTATGCAATCAGTATTGGGGGCTGGTGACGCTGTAAATAATCTCCCCCGTGCTATTGCCAATATGTTAGCGCCCAAGTCTATGCAAGCCCCCATGGTACAAACAGGCAATCCACAAAACATTGGCTATAAAACAGGCCGATTGGGCGGGGATATTGCGGCGTTTATGGGCGGCGGCGGAGTGGCTGAAGGTGCAAGAGCGGCCTCTGAAACAATTCCTTATCTAGAGAAGCTAGCTGGAATGCTCAAGACCCCCGCTGGTCAGGCGGCTGGACGAATTGGTGGCACTTCTTTTGTGGGTGCGGCTGAAAATCCTGAGAATAGGGGCGCTGGCGCAACCTTAGGTGCATTGGCTGGAGTGGGCGGGGAAGTGCTTCCTGCCGCTGCTTCTGGTGTTGGGAAAATAGCTGAAATGGCTAATCCTGTTGAATATACAAAACAGTTAGCAAGGACTATTTCTGAGCAGTATAAAAAGGCAACTGCTGAAGCATCTTCTCTTTATCAACCCGTCCTTGAGCGTCATGGGGCCGATGCTATCGATCTTAGGGATAGTGCCTATAGCAAAATAGATAAAGACCTGATTGGGCAATATTATGATGTTGGATTAAAAGATTTACATAAACAATTTTCTAATGAGCCTACCTTTAAAAATGCGCATGATTTGCAAAGTCAATTAGGCGTTGAGATTCGTGCCATGCAGTCCAGTAAATCTGCAAATGAGGCGGCAACACGCAAAGAAATAAAGGCGCTGGATAAAGCAAGAGATGCATTGAAATCAGACATGGGCAATCACCTTGAATTGGCCGACCCCGCAATGAAGGAAATGTATAACCAGGGGGCTGCTTTATTTAAAGAGAACGTTGCGCCTTATCGCGCAGATAACATTATTAAAAAGATTGCGGAAGGCAAGAAGGAAACCGTTTCCCCTGCGGTACTAAAAAACAGATTGACTGCAATGAAGGAAGGCGATGCTTTTGATGTTAATCACTATCTTAGTCAGGCATTAAATGGATTAACTAAAAAGGTAGAGACGGGCAAGGCTGTAAGCAATGCGGGATCACTTATAGGCGGATTGGGTGGCGCAGGTCTTGGCACGGCAATTCATCCTGGTGTTGGCTCTGGCTTAGGCTTTATTGGCGGAGCAATGGCGGGTAAGCCAATCATGAAATTAGCAGAAAACCCCCAAGTACAGAATATTTTCTCAAAATCAAAAGGCGGATATGACGCCCTACGCCAAGCGATTATCGCGGCTGTGTTAAGTAGACAAGGACAATAACCATGAGCTTAGACCCTAAATATATTATAGCGCCAGCCCTTGAACAGTATTACGTGGATAAAGACACGGGTCTTCCGCTTGCTAATGGTACGTTAGAATTTTTTTCAGATGTTAATCGATCTACGCATAAACCCATTTATACCATTAGCGGCACTGCGCCTAACTATACCTATACAGAATTGCCTAACCCATTGACATTAAATGCAACAGGTAGCCCTGAGGATGAGGCCGGAAACAACATTATTCCGTATTACTATCCTTATGATGAAGACGGCAATGTTGAGCTTTATTATGTGGTATGTAAAAGCGAAGGGGATGATGAGCAATTCACGCGCGAGGCATGGCCTAATTTTATTGCGGATTCTCCCGATTCAAATCCCGATCAAATATATAATTATATCCCTAATGGTCAGTTTTTGGCATATAACAACTTGCCGGAAGATGTGGTAAACAATATTCCGGCAGGGCAAATACGTCAAGCATCCACAAATATTGCTTATGGAAGATGGGTTTATGATCAATTCCCTGGCAGTACAGCAACAGATAACGTTCAAGTTGTTGAGATCCCTGCTTATGTGTCAAACCCAACCTCAAGCCCTAGGAACCAAGTTCAAATACAATGTTTTGGGGCGGATCCAAGCGATGGCTATAAAATATTTTGTATTGAATTTGAAGATGTAAATAAATTTTCTTCTAGCACTCAGTATTATACATTTGCATTTAATGCCGTTACTTATAATAGCAGTCCATTTAATGTTGAGATTGGGATATTTAAATATTATGGAAGCGGCGGCGCCCCCAGCCCGTCAACAACGACCAATTTAGTTAATTTTACTATTACCTCAACCAATACGCTGTTTCAAATACCATTTATTTTTGGTGCAAACACTGGGACTCAAGTTGGAACAAACAATGATGATTACGTAAGAATACAAATAGAATTACCTCCAAATATTTCATTCGGTTGTCGCATGACTGATTTCATGCTGATTAAGGGTAATGTTGTAATTACAGAATTTCCGCCGCAAACCAATAGAGATATGTTGTCTAGGACATTGAATGCGCCTACTCCAGACCCTGATGGTTATGACATTGGGATGCCAATGGTTTTAACAAAAAATGGAATTATTTTTGATCATTCTCAAGTAGGGAAAATAGTTGCCTCAATCGATGAGCAGCCGTCATTCGGTGAGCTTTCTTGCATGGGTACTACTACCTACAGAACCGATTCCTATTCTTCCGATGGTATACCCTATCGCAGATTACAGCGCAAATTAGTGTCGGTTAACGGTTCAGCAAACGTAGCTAACTTGCCTAAATTTGGAACTGGCCCAGATTATATTACTGCTTATTTTGCTGGCACTACAAATACTAAATTTACGATATGCACCAACAAGCGGGGGCCGCAGGTAACAACGATAAACAATGGCACTCCGTTTTCTTTCTTTACAAACGTATTAGGCACCGATACCGATTATGGCTTTTTTGCCGCACAGTTTGATGATGGTACATTTTTATGGATTAAATGTAGAGAACAAGGGTCATGCGCAAATAACAGCAGCGGAACCGCCGGAGTGGTAATCAACACAATTCCATATCCGTTTGAAGGCGAGCATATTGGCAACGTGGTTGTAAATCAAATTGTTGGTGTTGAGATAGATAGCTCAAATACGATTGCGCCTGGAACTTATTTCGTTGTGAACAGTCCAACCACAAAATATGTCATTTGGTTTCAAGTAGATGCATCCGGTTCTCAGCCAGTTGTTAGCGGATCTCCCGTATACATAAAAATTGATTTACTGAGTGGATACACTTACGTTGATGTTGCTTATCAAATTTGTGCGGCATTAAATGGCTTTCAGTCAGCGACGATAACCGTAACCGCTGGAAGCACCATTCCACCTTCTTCTTATTTTACCTTCCATGCAAACGGTCAAACATACGCCGTATGGTACAACTTAAATGGCACGGGAACGGCGCCAGTAGTTGTTAATGCGATTTTAATTCCTGTTGTATATGCAACGTCAAACACGGCGGCAAACATTCGACAATTAACGGTTGAGGCAATTAATGACCTGTATTTTGCCACGCCAAATATGCAAGGGTTAGGTATTAAGGGTTGGACAGAAAGCGATTATTACGACAGCAATCAGGTGTTTCGTTATTCTCAAGTCCCATCAGTTTTGCCAAAAGGCATAGGTACTCTACAGTTTGATTATGGTCTTTCATATGACACGCCAACATTGTCTGAGTTATCCCAACAGTTGCTGGATAGCACGGCAACCTCATTGGATGGTACTCCGGTTAGAGAAATAGGCCCAGCAGTAAGCACAATTCCTCAAGAATACAAGGGAACGCATCAAACAGACGTTAGAAACATGTACTTAAGCTATTTTATTAAATATTAAAAAAGAGGATTCTCTTAATGCAAAACATGATCATGATTAAAGATATTACGGGCGCGGTTACTTTTGGACTGGAATTCTCTGATAACAAATACAGTGGGGTATTAACCGCTGGTTCCGAAGACACCATTACAGCGCCTCCATGCCCCAATGCTACGTATAATAAATTATTAGCCGTATTTGTTTTTGAGCCTGGATCTTTGGTTTGGGTGGCAAAAAACGACACAGCTGAAGCGCCTTCTGGTTCTGCTGGGACAACAACCTCTGAGGGCAATCCTGCTGCACGTAAATGTAATCCTGGTGATACTCTTAGCTTTATTACAAATGACACGTCTGCCGAGTTTGGGGTGACTTTTTATGCCATTCAATAATGGTTTTGACTATGGGGTAAAAGAAAGTCCATTGACCAAAAGCGTTTTTGTTCTTGGCTATGAAATTGGGCAGTTACTGCCCCCTCCGCCAAGTAATTTTATCATTACGCAGGATGGTCAGCTCATATTAACCCAAGACGGCAATAACAATTTAATTACAGAATAGTGGAGTACAGGTAATGGCAGACGGCGTTAAGTTTAGTCAGTTTCAACCAGTAGATTCGGCGCAATCCGGCGATTTAATTGCAGGATATCGGCCAGCGGAAGGCGAAGATCCCGATGTCAACATACAGACTTCAAACGGTCAACTACTGACATTCATTCAGGATAATATTGAGATTCAGCCCATACAGGTTGCGGGGGAAGCAATTGTTAAAACGGACACTACAGACGTATTGGCGCAGGGCGCAGATAATTGGTATGTCACTGAAGACGGCGGTACAACGGACAATCTGTCTGGTTTGCCAACAATTACGGGCATTGAAGATTCCATTATTGTTGAAACATGGGATGGGTCAACAACGCATGTGAATGTGACTGCTGGCGCTGGAATAGACATTACTAATGGCACTATCACTGCAACAGGAACACCCGCCACAGTAATTTCGTTTGGTGAAATGTATATTGGATTACCAAACACCTTGGCAACCGATTTGGGTGGCACAAATAATTGGACAAAGGTTTATGCGGGATCAAGCGGGCTTACACCTTATGATTTGTATACTGCGGGGCAATTAAATAATTTTACTATGGTAAATGGTGCATTGATTTGTCAGGTTGATGCCTCGCAAAAGTATATTGCCCGTGTAAATGGAAGCGCGTTTTTTAGTACCGGCTCTTCTCAGCTTGTGTTTTTTGAAATATTCAAAAACGGTGGGACGTCTTTTTCAAATTCTGCATTGATGCCTGTTGCGCTAGGTGTAGGAACATCGACAACCGCAGGAACAACCTTTTCTTGTCAGGGTATTTTTGACCTTGCTCAAAATGATTATTTGACTATTTATGTTAGAAACAATAATGGTTCGCCACAAAATCCCATCATTCATTATATGACGGTCATTATAGAGCCGTTATCTGTAGCTGGTAGCGTGGGCGAAATGCAATGGATTACAGCAACATCCAGCACGACTATGGCCGCTAATACAGGGTATTTTACCAATAGCGTTTCTCAAGTTGTATTGACGTTGCCACCAACATTAGTAGAGGGCGAGGTTTTTGAGGTTTCGGGCGTGGGTGCTGGTGGATGGAGAATAGCGCAGCAGTCGGGTCAGCAAATTATAACCACTAACGGGCAAACAACCGTTGGCGCAAGTGGTTACATTGAATCTGGTGGATCATTTCCAAAAGCCAGTGCGCGCTTAGTTGCTATTGATTCAACCACATTAAAACTGGTTGAGGTCGAAGGCGCGGATATTGATGTGGTGTAAGGAGATAGATCATGGCGCAAACAAATCCTTTAGGGATACCCTATCCATTTGAACCTGGCGCATTGGCGGCTGGAACATATGGCATAAATATTAGTGGCAATGCGGCCACTGCTTCTGCTGCGGCTTCTGGCTCTGCCCTCGAAACTGCACTAAATGGCAAACTGAGTAGCACGCTAACATCAGCACGATTATTTGTCGGTAATGCGTCCAATGTGGCAACAGGAGTTGCGCTGTCGGGAGATGCATCAATAACCAATACTGGCGCAATGACCGTAAGCAATGCGCGTGGATTAAGTATCAGCGGGACAGGAGCGCAAAGCGGATCAATTACAAGCACATCGTCCGAAGGTGAGGCTAATTTAACGCTCAATCGTCTTGATATTGCTTCTGCGACTTTTACTCGATATAGGACAGCAGGGTCAAACGATTACCTGGTCGGCGTGGGTTTTGGAACAAATTATTTTGGCATTCAAAATTCTTCCCTATCTTATTTGCTTCAATTAAGCCCTACTGGAGATTTAATTGTCCCTAGTGTGACGGGAGCTGCTGTTCTAACGGGTGCGGGTGGTCAACTTTACGGAGCAATCGGTACGACAGGTCAAGCGTTACGCATGACAAACGGGACTATTGCTGAGTTTGGTGCAATAAATTTAGCGGGTGGTTCGACGGTTGTTACTGGCACGTTACCAAATTCTAATACAACTGCAACCGCATCTGACACGGTTTCCACTATTGCGCTAAGAGATTCTAACGGTGCTACTGCATTGCGCGGTTTGACATTTAGCAATTATTACAAGGCGTCGACTACAACCGGGATCATGAATTTTGGCACAAATACGCTTGGATCTCCTTACGTTACATTTGGAAATAATGGCCGAGTTATCGGTATTGAGGCAACCACAGGAGATTTGATTTTTAATAGAAACATTACGTATGATGGAACTACATATCAATATTTAAATAATGGTGCTGGTGCTCAAATAGCGATGACCACTGGCAGTGTTTTACTTAAAGCTGCAATAAGCGGAACTTCAGGTGCCACCGCAACATTGACATCTATTATGGGTATAGATGCTTCAGGGGTTTTTCTGTGCGCAACATCGCCATCTTATGGTTCAGGCACAGGGGTTGTATTTATAGGCAATAGATCCGCTGCGCCATCCACCAATCCAACTGGGGGCGGCGTTTTATACGTAGAATCGGGTGCTTTAAGATATCGCGGTAGCAGTGGGACTGTGACCACTTTGGCCGCAGCTTAGGTTTAATTAACGGGAGAAAAAAAATGGGTCTTAACTCAGATCAGACACAAAATACCTTTCAAACAACAGATGCAGAACCAGTAATTGTTATTTCATATTCATGGCCTGTTAATGCAACAGGGATTGTTCAGGTTCGTGTTATTGGTAAAGATTTAAACGGAAACGCAATTGTTGCAGAGTATCGATATGGTGTCAAACGCGCCTCTGGTAATTGTTCAATTGTGGGTGAGCCAACAACTGTGATGCTACAAAAAGACCAGGCTTTATCAGAAGCGGGTATTGCAGTAAATACAAATGGCGCATCATTTTCTGTTGATGTCTTTGGTGTCAAAGAAACTGTTATTGAGTGGGCCGCTAAGCTCGACATCTTATATTTAAATCCATAGGAAAACAACATGCATTACGTAATAGAAAAAGCTTTATTAGATACGCTCTTTTGTTTAATTGATGAGGCGGTGCATCGTCATCCCCCAAAGGTTATTCGGGATTTTATAGACAATGTAAAAGCCAATATCAAGCCAATTGAAAAAGAAGAAAAGGCTGAATAATGAACGAAGCCGTAACCCGAGAAGAATATCGTTATCAGGATCAAATTATTCGCGACATTCAGCGCGAAGTTATTTCTGTTTCAATGAAAATGGATTCATTTATGGATTCTCTTGAAAAAGTTTCTGGTCGGGTTGAGGAGTTGTCCGTAAAAGAAACCTTGCGTGAAGGAAAGCTTAAGGGAATTTCTGGCGCATGGGGATTGCTTGCTGGTATAATAGCACTAGCACTTTCTTTGCGCCCTGTCTTCACAGAGCTGTTTTTTTCGGAAAACAACATAAAGACTGGCGGTCAAATAAACCTTGTAGAAACCAGCGAAAACAATGGCTAATTTTAAAGCAGCAATTAATTTTTTATTAGAAAATGAGGGTGGTTACAGCAATAACCCAAGCGACCCTGGCAAGGCCACTAACTTTGGCTTGTCAACCAAGTACCTTGAATCTAATCATCTTATGCAGTTTGATAAGAATGGGGACGGGAAAATAAGCCCAGAAGATATTAAAGCTATTAAGCGCCAAGATGCTATTGCTACTTACAAATCGCATTGGTGGGATAGGTATGGTTATGACCGCATTGATAATGACCTAATTGCTACAAAGCTGTTTGATATGGCTGTAAATATGGGCCAGGTACAAGCGGTTGAGTTGATGCAGAAAAGCTTAAATCGTCAGTGTAATTCTAATAAACCTCCGTTACTGTTAGATGGTAATATGGGAAAAAACACCATAGAGGCCATGAATACGGTTAGGGATAAAGCAAAGCTTTTGCTAGATTTTCGCAACTTTTCTATGCAATACTACCAAAAATTAATAGAAAAAAACCCAAGATTAAGCGTTTTTTTAAATGGTTGGTATAATAGGGTATACAAATGAGATTTGCATTAAAGCACTATTTTGAAAAGACGCCTCGAATTATCCAGATTGCATCGGACGCCGTATTAGCTGCGGCTGGGGTATATGCGGCCTTTGGAACGACGCCTAGCAATCTAATTGTTGTGTCTGCCGTTGTGTTGAAAATGCTGTCACATTGCTTTGGTGAGGGGCAAAAATAGACCCAACGGTTGTTGAAATTATTCCAACGCATACGACGACGCATAGCATCCACTCGTTTTTATCCATATCAAGTCTCTTTAATGAGATGTTCTACTATAAGTAAATTATGTTTTTTTGCGCACTTTTTCATGTTTTTTGATCCACGGCTTTTGCCGTCCCAGTATAATAATAGCGCATCTGCATAATCTGCCATTTCTTCATTCCGTTTTGGCCCAGCAGCTTTACCAAATAACTCCCATAAAGCAGGGAATTGAATTAATTTAATATTGAGTTGGTCTGCAATTTTTTCGCCAATTTTATCGACACCTGACGCCCCGCCGCTAATTATTTCTTCTGGATACCCATACAACCCGCTAAAGATATTAAATGCTTCCAAAACCCCTTGAAAATCAGTGCAAGACCTGCCGCCTGCTATAATTAGCTTCATGGATATTATTCCTCATTCCTAATAAAATAATCCAGCTCATTCAGGCATAATAAATAACCGCAGTAAAGATGATGCAGATCATGATGAGCGGGGTACATATCTCGCAGTTCTTCTGCTTTGCAAATGTTTGCTCTTAGAAATTGAAGCAACATTTCTTTATAGTCTTGAAGCATGTCTAATGGCTCTGCAAGCGCCTCAATAGCGTTCTCTCCAACCTTACTCATCTCTCTTTCCTCTATTAAAATGATTTTTCCCAGGTATGCCGTGCTTATCAAATAACTCAGGGTTTTCATAAGCATTCCCCAATATAATCGGCCCAAGCAATTCAGACTCAGCCGTTTCATATTTTGACGGGGTACACAGGCCGAATCCAATGTAAGGATGAATCGTGACATCATTAAAGAATTCAATTAAAGCAACCCCTTTATTGCCGCCAATATAGGTGAGGTCATACTGAATAAAATCCGCATCATAAATAGGTATCATTTCTCCGGTAATCTTGCACCGTCCCAGCATCCCTGTGGACAGCATAATGTCAGATCTTTCATTATCAGGAATATCATATATAGGCTGATCTATACCATAAGTATCTACACGATTATTGTTAAAATCAATTTTAGAAACAAACTGTATGGTCTGTGTTGGGAAATGAAAGATCCTGGGAATATAGATTGTCACGGCAGCCTTCCCCCTAATTCAGTGATTTGGGATTTTAAATGTTTAATAGCGTTTAAGTGCAAAGCAAGATATGTGCTACTGCCATATTTGCAATTAAAATACATGGCTTCTTCTATTTCTTTTATTTGGCTTCTCAAAAAATTAATTCTCCTTCGGCGAGCATTCCAGTTTAATAGCCTGTTTAACATCCTCAACCCCCTTCATTAGCTTGTCTCGATAAAGTTTATTTTTCTCTGTTTCTGGCGCTTCATAAGGACACCATGCGCAGACTTCTGGCAGAACATGCGTATAATAATTTTCAGTCTTGCATTCAGGGCATCTTGTTAGCACTCTTTATCTCCTCCTTCGTTTTCTTCTTCTAGGGTCATGGATTCTTCTCCAAATGCTTGTTAATATCCGAGATTAAATCGTCAATCCTATTGATAGCCTGACACCCGCAGCTTAGTTCTGTGGCAATAAGCTTTTGATAAACATGCTCGATCAATTCGCGATCCCTGCTTATGTTATAATCCAGCCTTATCTTTAATTCTTTAGCCAGCTCTACCGCCTGCTCATAGGCATCTGAAACTCGAGGGCTACGACCCATGGCTCTAATTTCAAGTCCTTCAATTAATTGATCAATCGTTCTAATTCCGGTCATGGATTCTCCTTTTGAGCGGCTAATGAATATTTCAATTTGGCCGGGCAAAACCATCGATCCATCACAACATGACCAATACGGTAAATTCGATTATCATTACGTTCTATCCTGACATGAGTCCCAGGAAGGTCTTCCCAACTTTTTATTTCTAACGCTTTTAAAATACCCTTTAAAAACTCTATACCGTAATTTGACTCGGTATCTTGTGGGCCTGTATCTAAACGTCGTCCGCCAAACCCTTGGCACCAACCGTTGCCCTCTAACACCAAAAAACACGTAAAAGTACCGTGGTCTTCAAAACCAAGTTGGGTTTTTGTAATTCTTGCGTTTACTATTTCGTTCATGGGTTTTCCTCCAAATGCTTGCGAATTTGTAAAGCAATCTTAGATCTAGCGGCTAAATCGCCTCTTGAAAAATTATTAATAGAGGGCTTAGAGGGATCATCCCTGTTATTGGCGTATTCTGTTAGGTCTTGATCCCGCACATGGTCGCGCGACAAAGAAAGCAATAGCTCCCGATCTTTATTTGGCGCTCTTTTATTCCAGGCAAGATTAATATCCCGCTGGTCTGCACTTATGCGAATTCCACACTGGTTACATTTTAGGCATTTTTCTTCACTATAGCCATGCCAATAAAGCCAGGTATCAATTTGTTTGCCGCCGCAAAACGGACACGGTTTTAATTCATTCATGGATTTTCCTCCAGGTGCTTGCGGATTTGTAATATTATGTCAGCCTCCACAGAAGGCTTTCGACTATCAAAAACCACACATCCATCCTCATCAAGAGAATAGTAAGCTAGCTTGATTAACAGTTCCCTGTCGCCAGGCTTGGATTCTATAGTATTTTTAAATTCCGCGACTTTCTGCGCAGCATGTATAAGCCCAGCACTAAAATCACCATCATATTCGCCGACAGAATCTTCTAAACAAGTAATTAATTCATCTAATGTGTAAGCCTTCATTATGGGTTTCCCTCCAGGTATTTATTAATTATTCTGCCCAATACCGAGGACATCATGAAAAAATTCTTTTACAAAAGGATATAGCTTTTTGCCTAATGCCTTTTTAATGGCCGCCACCTCTTCTTCGGTTCCCTCTATCTGATTTTCTTCCTCTAGGTCTTTAACATAATCCTTGCATATAGAAGATAATGAGAGCGGATAGTCCCGAATATAAGCCTCATCACTGGATAATAGCTTCTCTAGCCTTATAGGCTGCAATAGGTGGCTTACATCCACTGTTTTTTTGGGTACATATATTTTGTTTTTAGCCTTTTTCCAGGCAACTTCTTGATTGTCAAATACCTTTTTGTAGAACTTGCCATCTATCTCGATAACTATACCTTCGGGGCGCATGAAACCATCACAGACCAATGAGCCGTTTTCTTTCAAGTCCTCAAAAACAGCAGAGATTAGTTCTTTAGAAAATAGGCCATAAAACAATACCGGAACCACAGATACTCTTGTGGGCAACTGCTTATCTTCAAACTTTCTCCAATTAAAAAGAAATAACATTCTTTCTTTTAGTCCTTCCCCAGAATTAATCCCAGGGCCAGCCCATTCGCCATAATGCCTGCCAGGCCCAAGCTTTTCAATAAACTCATCTTTGTTGGCGTAGACAAATCCTGCAAAACCATAGTGATCATTTTCAGGGAAAATCCATCTGTTTCTGGCGGCGCACGCAAGCTTCATTTCACCGTCTTCTTCATATATGTATACCTGAGCATTTGTGCCATGGATTTTCTGTGTAATCGACATGGTTGCTTCGTCCCAGTGCGGGATTTTTTTAAACTTCTTAAATTCCATAGATCACCTAAATTTATAATCTTTCAATACCAGCTTCAGTTCGTTGTCATCTTCATAGAATTGATCCCAGGTAACGTTCTGTTGAACCTTAAGCTCACCATCGGCATTCTTAACTACCTTTAACAAACCAGAATGACTTTTTTTTGTACCATCATCAGTTTTAGGATTCTTGGTTATGGCGCGGCCAATGCCATTGATTTCTACATAAGTGGCCTTCATTGCCCAGCCAAGACTATCTCTCGTCTGATACTGATAGGTATAAGAGCCTATTCCGAAGACAATGTTTGTGCTTGCAAAACCTTTTGCTTCGAGGCGTTTGCAAATCTCTTCGCAGCGCTCCAAAGTAATAGAATCACCGTATATAGCACCTATATGCGGATCTAGCTCTTTATAGCCCTTACTGTTAATCGTGCCACCAAAGATGTCCCATAAGCATTCTATAAGGCCCTTAAAGTCAGAATCTTGATAATCTCCCGCAAATATATCTCCACAAATAATTTTAATTGGATCTCCACTGTCTGGCCGAATCACAACCTTCCCGTCCCTTGACATAATCTTATGTTTAAGGACTGGCAAAATATGATCAACCACATGCCATAAGTCCCAAGTATCGCTAACAATGCTTACTATTCCTTTTGGATAGACATCCTCTATTAATCGTCGATATGTTTCATATTCGTCTTCTTTTCCACCCGCGCTCATGACGCTATGCTCTGTGGCCGGAACCGATGATAATTGAGGTAAATCCTCGTAATACTGTTCCCTCAGCATAATGGCGGGGATAGTATCAGTTCCTTTAAAGTAGTGTAAATGTGCTGCACCCGACATCATGGCTGCCTCTAATCCAAACATACCCCTAAAGCTAAAATCATGCGCCTGGTAGTCTACAAATTCTGGACAATCCGAAGTTTCGGCAGCATAACGGTCTAAGATTTTCCTGTATTGATGTGCCATGGTCGCAGAAGTACAAGGCCCCCATAACGTGCAAGAAAGGATGGTTTCTAGCGCATTTGGGAGCCAATAAAAATCAGGATGAGTGTTGAACATAACAAGCGCAGGGATTCCTTCCGGAACAACAGATCCTTCCGGCAAAGCATAAATTTCTAATGGAAGATACCCAAGCCTCCCAAGGGCTTTTATATGATCGTATGTTTTTTCGCCACCTAGCGCCTGTTGCATGAACCCAGCATAATGGTCTGCGTGTATTTTTGTATGATAAAATAAAGCACAAAATCTATTAGTTAAATATTCATTGATGAAATATTTAAGCCCAAAAAACACAGAATAATCGATGCCAGGAATACGTGATTTTCTTGGCGTAAAATTACTGAAGACCAAGTTAGTCCCAGGAGGATATTGCTCAAAATGATTAACCTTATAAAAGTCTTTTAAGAATATTGTATTTATGTACATTAGATTACCCTTATTTGAGTGACTCGTGGATGATCAATGTCTTGATAGGAGTTTGTGCAATAAATATGCTCAAAATAATAATCAAGTAAAACATCTATTCCTTTCGTAAATAGACCATGATAAACAAAAAGCGAAAGCTCTATTTCCGGGAAAAGTTGTTTTAAATATTTGGCTTCAGCAATAAAGGTGGCGCCGCCATCGCAAAGATCATCAACTATCATGATCTTTATTTTGTTGTCATTTAAATTTACGGCCTCATTAATCTCTTCAATTGATTGATCTGATAATTCAACCAAAACATTTCCATCTTTGCGTTTTTTAATGAAATGAAGAGATGGCTTAGTGCCAGAAAATTCTTTTGCTGATTCATCTCCTGATATAATCAGATAATCACCACTTACTCCAAATAAAAATTTATTTACCTGCCTATGATTACATGATGAAATTATGTCTAGATGATGCATAGTGGATAAAGCCAACGGGATAAACGGCCACAATACCCTTATCTCTGCGGCTTTAGATTTTGCTAATATTTTCATTACCACATCTCTAAAATAATTTGGCTGACCCTCGCTAAAGGCCCTATCATCTCTGACACCAAACAAATAAGAAAACACAATACTATAATGGAAATCATTTTTATAAAGCGCCGCTTCCAGGCAAAGTAAAACCTCCAGATCTGAAAAGTTTTTTATGCGGCAGTTAATTTCAACTGGATGTTTTTTATCTAACTTAGTTAAATCCAAAACAATGTTGCGTTGCCCGTCTGGATATTCAAGCAGTTCAAAATATTCTGATTTATTATTTTTCAGTTTTATTTCTTGCATATTTAATCCTTACTAATAATATAACAATTTTCCTGACACCACGAAAATGGTGGGACTTGCAGGGCTCGAACCTGCAACCAACGGATTATGAGTCCGCTGCTCTAACCAATTGAGCTAAAGTCCCATGCGTGAATAATATTCATCTTCTATTTCCCAGTCATCCTTAGATAAATCCTTGATTTGAATCAGTTTCCACATAAGCGGATTTTTGGGGTCAATCCATATCTTATGCTCAGGACGTTTAAACGGTTTGCCTGTTAGCCATGCTTCATTTATATACATGCTTAATCCTCTTTAATTTCCCAGTCGTCCGCCAGAATGTCTTCAATATATAGCCTGCTAATCTCAGTATTTCCCAAATATAAATCCATGCCTTCATAATTATCACAAATATCATCAGCCCATTCATCATGGCTGCGTCTTTTAAATGGCTTCCCGCTCTTTCTGGCCTCAATTATGTTCATTTCTTATCTTCCTTAACCAGCAGTTCGTCTAACTTCTCATTTACAATCATCATTACCTTTGCAGGTATGTTAGATTGTTTCGCCATGTGTGCGCCAGCTATTAGATAAATGGTCTGTTTGGATGGAATTAAACAGGCTGTACACAAAAAAATTATTGCCAAAATAAATCCTAAAACAGGAAATTTTACATATTTTCTTAACGGATAAGTTTTTGGTATTGAAGGGTGGTCTGCATTTTTATTTTCAGAATGAAAGATAAATGCAAAAAATACAGGCACGCTTATTACCACAGAAATGGCGGCCAAAATAGCAAAAAAACCCGTCATTTTTAGTGATACATCCGCGAAATAAATTAACCATTCAATGCTCATTGCGTACCCTCCCTTCTATCATTACAATTACTATCACTGATAGCCTTTTGCAAATAATCATCATTGATCCAAAACTCCTGATCAAGTTGATTCTTTAGTTTGTACATGAGTGGCCCGCCTGCTTTTCGGCAGTCTTGAATATCAACCACCCTTCCCTTAAAAGTAAAATCTATTCTTTCTCCTAGCTGTTTCATGTGTTAATCCTTCGGATTTTGATTTGAGATTGCGGCAAATAAAAAATGCTGTCTTCATGTCCGCAATATCCATGAACACGTATGCGAGGCTGGGCATCAGGATGGACAATGTCATTATCAATAAAAGCTTTAATCCAAATGGGTTGGTCTGCTTTTATTTCTTCAGGCCGAATGTACTCATCTTCTCTAAATATATTTTTTGACCCAAATATCTTTTCCGTCATTTTTTTGACTAACCCTTTCATCTATTCGTCCTCATTATTTAACAAGAGCAAGTCAGAAAGTTAGCCGTATTAACGGGTTTAACGCCTGTAATATTTTCAAAATGCTCCCAGAATTCATCACAAATATAGTGGCCCTCAAATTCAGGATGAGACCAGAAATCCCAGCCATCTCGCTCCTTTTGGCCGCCATAATGTTTGGCTTGCTCAATCAGCCTGGAATATGAAACGCCGAGATCGTCCGCAAATTCTTGCATCCACTTTTCTGAAACTCTTTTTTGCGCTGCTGATTCAATGGCTATATCATCTTTTACATCGTCAAAAGCGGGATGAGTCCATACATGGCGAAGAGACGTGATCTGACGGGGCATTACTATTAGCCAAAAGCGCTGTCCTTCATACACTTCATCCGTCAGAAATGGATCAACAATACCTATTGCAGAGCCATAACCAGAAAGGTATGCCTTGCCATCTTTTCCAATTTTTATCCGGTCTCCTGGCGACAATGAATGATTCCCACAGATAACTGGCTCAACAGCCAAATGAACCGCATCACGCTTTTCGTTTTCGCCAATAATTGTGCCAAGTGTTTCTAAGGCATCAGTGAAAACTGTTCTACTGTCTATATTATTTTTCATCTATTCGTCCTCGTGGCGAAGTTTTATTTGGGAGGCTAACGCATAGAAAACATTATTCTCATGCTTGTGACTTCTAATAACGCGGACGCGAATTTCACCGTCCTCATGAACAATGTTTCCATCAATAAACCCCTCGATCCAGACAGGAAGACCTTGTTTTATTTCTTCAGGCTTAATAGGCTCATCATTTAGTGGGCGGATGTCTTTTTCTGTGACAATAGATGAAAACTCTATTAGCTCTTTACTGATCCGTCCTGTGTTTCTGGTGATCACTTCATAGTCGCCATCCGAATCGGGCAAAGACGCTATTTTGGCCTTAATCCATACCTCTTGATTAATCTTATACTTTGGCGCTGCTTTTTCTGGTTCTATTTTCGATAGATAGCATTCCTCTACTACTGCTTCCTTCATATTCATAGAATCAAAAGAAACGACATACTGCGTGTGGAAGCTGCGTTTTATAAGATAAGTTATAACGCCCTCACCAACCTCAGAAAGAATATGCTTAACCCGATCGCCCACGTTAAATTTATGTTTCATTGTTTATCTCCTGCTGTGAATTACTTTATTATGTTTCAATAACGGGATTGTATGTGCCATTTTCAAATCCAAAAGTCCAGCCAACGGCCTCCTCTGCTGTTTGGCACTCTGGCGGAACTCTCAAAAAATAATCCTTAAACGTCCCGCCTGGTTCTGCTGTAGAGTTTTTAACCTTAACCATAACCAAAGGCTCATCAGCAGTTATGTCTTTTTTATATAGCTCACCAAACTTATCTTTATTAATTAAGACAGCTCCGCTATCAAGCAAATACTTCTGTTGCCCATATTGATCAATCATTACTCTTTTAACTTCAGCGTTTTGCTCATTTTCTATTTGTTGGATTGTGATTTTATCTGGAGAGATAATTACATAATCAGGAACACGCACGCCATGAACCGCATATATTGCCCAGCCGTCGGGATATAAAACCGCTGGCTGAGACAATGAATGTAATCTGCCATTTTCATCTCGATTTAACAGACAATGTCTTTCAGACACCCAGCATATATTTTTATGCGGCAAAAACCATCCGGCATTTTTTGCTAGCTCGGTCAATCCATTTAATTTTTCTGTTTGATCAGTTAAATTCAATTCATTTCTAAAAAAATCATAAAGCGCAAGCCAGCTTGCATCATGTTGACCATAACCAGAATCCTCGACAGCATCCCCGACAGCATCCCCGAAAGCATCCCAGAGAGAATCCCAGACAGAATTCGCCACAGAATCCCTAACAGAATTCCAGACAGCTTCCCTGACAGAATCCCTGGCAACTTCCCCGACAGAATTCGCCACAGAATTCCTAACAGAAATCCAGACAGAGTCCCCGACAGCATCCCAGACAGGATCGCTGACAGCGTCCCCGACAGAATTCGCTACAGAATTCCTAGCAAAAATCCAGACAGAATTCCTAACAGACTCCCTGACAGAGTCCCCGACAGAATTTGCTACAGAATTCCTAGCAAAAATCCAGACAGAATTCCTAACAGACTCCCTGACAGAGTCCCCGACAGAATTCCAGACAGCTTCCCTGTCAGAAA